AGCTGGCGCTGGCGCCGTTGGTCTTCACGAACTTGCCGGCGTTGCCGGCCTGGGCGGGCAGGTTGCCGGCGTTGTAGGACCAGGCGGTCTGGGCGACGAACTCCTTGATCGAGGCGCCGCCGTAGCCGGGTGTCTGCACCTGCGCGCCGTCGGTCAGCACCTGGACGATGTCGCCCGGGTCCACCGTCACTGTCGCGCCGGCTCCCGCGGTGAGCGTCACCGCGCCGGCGCAGGCGTTCCAGACAAGGTAGGTCTTGCTCACGGCCGGCAGGGTCACGGTGAACGGCCCCGCCCCGGTGAACTTGATCATCGCCGCGCGCGCCTCGTCGTCGCCCGCGTTGGCGGTGGTGAGCGTCGTGTCGCCGGTGAGCGGCTTGGTCAGCCAGCCGGCGATCGCCTTGTCGGCGTGGGCCAGCACGGCGTTCAGCTTGTCGCCCCACAGGTTGATGTTCTCGCCGGTGAACTGCAGCTCGAACCGGAGCGAAGGGGACCAGGAGGAAGGCATCAGACGATCACGGCTCCCGTGTCTTGGCGGATCCAGTGGATCCCGTCGGAATGGGCGAGGATGTTGAGGTCGCTCACAAGGGCGACGCAGTGGGGATGGTCGGCCGCCGGCGGCAGGCCCGCCTGGGCGACGGCGAAGACCGCCTGGGGTCGGCTGGGCGCCTGCAGTGCCACCAGGGCTTCGTAGAAGGACTTCAGGATGGGCCGCACGCCCTCGGGCGCGCCCGGCCCCACGGGGGTCAGCATCCGGCCGCCCCCTCCTCCAGCAGCACCGCCGCGAGCTCCGTCGAGAGGGTCACCGCCGAGCGGCTGCGCGCGGCCTTCACGTTGATCTCGGCCACGGCCCGGTCGAGCCGCGCCTCGTAGGCGCCGGCCAGCTCCGCGTCGCGCAGGAAGGGCGCGGCCTCGCAAAGGGTGGCGAAGAGGTAGGCGTCGGGGCACTCGGCCAGCAGCGCGTTGGTCGGCTGCGCATCGGACAATCGGAAGTTCGTCAGCATCCGCAGCACGAGGGCGTAGGCCTGGTCGCACGGCCGCTCGAAGGCGATGGCGCCGCCGTCCACCGTCCAGCAGGCCGGCTCGCCGCGCAGCGACGAGGCGCCCAGCAGCGAGGGTTCCACGAACCGCAGCGCCTCCCGCCCCTGCGGTCGGACGAGCCACAGGCCCAGCGGCTCGGCGAAACCCACCGGCAGCGGGATGGTCCGCCCTCCCACGGTGGACGCCAGCGCCACTTCGCCCGCGGCCAGTCTGGACCGCAACACGCGGTTCAGCCGGGCCTCGGCCAGGGTGATGAACTCCGGGATGCGCGCGGTCAGGTCCGCCCGCACCAGCCAGTTCGCCGCCGCCGCCTGCAGCTCGGCATAGGTGGTGATCGCCATGGGAAGCTCGCATGAAAAAGGCCGCTCGAGGCGGCCGGAGGAAGGTCGGATCGGCGCGGGCCTCAGGTGGCTGGCGCCCGCTTGTCGATACTGCGCAGGCCGGCGACGACGCCGGTCAGGCTGGCCGCGACAAGCAGCTTTTCCACGGTGACGAACGGCACGAATACGCCGCCGCACACCGCAACCGTCGCCGCATAGATCGAGAACGGCCGGGCGGCCTGTTTGAAGATGTCGAGCATCGGAGTTCCCGTTCGGAGGGCGCAGGGAGGCGGCCCCTTGCGGGGCCGCCGGTTCAGCGTCGGCGCGCTAGTTGTTCGCCAGCCGGCAGGCGAGCTGCGGCCGGATGGTCTTGTAGCCGTAGAGCACATCCAGTCGGCACGGGAACTTGTCCGAGTTGATGTCGTACTGGCGCACGATCCGCATCGAGATCCCGTCGAAGGCCTCGCGGGCGGCGAAGTCCACGCCCCTCGGCATCACCATGTCCGCCGAGGCGAAGGCGAACGCCCCCTTCTGGTAGGCCATGGAAATCCCGTGCGCGGTGTTGGCCGCGCCCTGGAAGGTCACCGCCGCGCCCGCGGCCGGCGAGCCGGAGACGTTCTGCGCCGCACCGGACGTGACGATCGCCGGACTGATCTGCAGGGTCCCGGCGCCGCCCGCATAGTCGGCCGTCAGCGTGAACTGCTGCAGGATTCCGGTGGACTGCTTGGTCTCCGGGTGAACCCGGAACACGCCGGCCAGGGTGAAGACGTCGCCCTGCTTGGCCGCGCCCGTGCCGGTGTTGACGTTCAGCGCCGCGCCAGTCTGGCCGGCGCCGTTCACCAGGTAGCCCGCGCCGGCGCCGCGCAGGTGGGCGGGCCAGAGCGTGTTCTCCATGAAGTCGAAGCCGGCCGTGCGGCCCATGAAGCCCTCCCGGTTCTGCTTCGAGATGGTGGCCTTGTCGTTGAACAGGCCCTTCAGCGCATCCACCAGGTCGACGTTGTCCTGGGTGTTCAGGTTGCACGTCCGCCCGGCCAGCGGGGCCAGGTTGTCCACCAGGATCTTCCGGCCCTGCAGGATCTTGGCGAAGCTCGCCGGCTGACCCTGGTTGGTGACCTGGTTATAGACGTCCTTGTACATGCTCATCGCGTCGGCCTCGATGTTGGCCGCCAGCACGCTCATCGCGGGCTCGAGGATCCGCTCCGAGAAGTCGTCGAGGTTCATGGTCAGGTCGACCGAGGTGAAGTTCAGGTCGACGCCCTTCTGGGTCTGCACCTTCAGGTCCACCGAGCTCTCGGTGGTGTCCTGGGCGGCGAGCGTCGAGCCGGTGCGCACCACGTACTGGTTGGGCAGGCGCACCTTGAGCGTGTCGCCGACCTTGGCGCCCTGGCGGGCGAAGCTGTCGTCGTATTCGCGCGTGATCGAGCCCACGAAGTTGAGCTTCTGGTGCAGCACGCGAAGGGCCTCCCGCGTCACCGCGGTGGCCGTCAGGATGGTGTTGGGCATTCGGTTGTCCTTGCGATTGGGTTGGGGTTCAGCCGCGCGAAGGCTCCCGAGGCGCGAAGGACGCGCGTGCTCGGGCGGCGCCGGCTGGAGCCGGCGGCGGCGATCAATCTGAAGTCAGTGGCTCAGCTGGCCGTGTCCTCCCGGCCGAAGCGGCGGGAGACGGCGCAGCTAGGGTGTTTCGTTCGGGTCGTACGCGACGGTCGCGCGGACCTTTTCCCGGACGACGCCGTCCGGGTCACGGTCGACGTCGCTGAGCTGGATGCCGAACGGCGCGTCGCCGCCGACCGTCCAGCGGGTCACGCCGGCGCCGTAGCCGCTCGTGACATACGCCCCCACCGGCCCGGCGATGATCTGGCCCTGGCTGTCACGCGCCGTGACCTCGAACGAATTGTCGCTGGTGGCGATCGAGAGCTGAACATCGTCACAGCCCTCGCGGCAGACCTGCGACCAGCGGGCGCCGTACGCCCCCGTCATGTCGACGCGCGCGCCGCGGTGGGCGCTCAGGTCCGCCCCGCGGACCCAGATCTCGGTGCTGAACCGTGGCGGACCGTAGGCGCCGTGCTCGAGGGCGACGACGATCGCGCAGACCCCGATCAACCCGATCAGGATTCCGCTCAGGAAGGGTCCCGGCCGACGCGACAACGCCGCCTTTCTCATCATCGCACCTCGTCACAGGCGCCGCGGCACCTCTGGAGGATCTGCGTCCCCCGCCGGTCGACCACCGTCCGCACGGCGCCGTCTTCCTGCGCGGCCTGCTCTGCCAGGTTGGGCGGCTGCCATCGGTAGCCTAGCAGCGCCAGATTGATCGCAAACCCTGCAGCCACGCCCGCGACGGAGCCCACGGCGATGCCCGCCATCAGGCGCAGGAAGCTGCGCATATTGATCGGGTCAACCTCGGCCATGGCGCGACTATTTACGAACAAAGGAAGAACGGCAAGCGCCTAGGGACGCTTGTACGGCGGATAGGCCGCCTGCGGATCATACTGCGCCGGCGGAACGGGTCTCTGTCCATAGCCCGAAGGGGCCGGCGGTCGCGTTGTCAGCCTGCCAGGATCGATCGGCCGCCGGACGGCGGCGGCCACGAGGCCTTCCACGTTGTTGCGCATGTCCATGAGCGACTCGGCGACCGTCTGGGGCAGCCTCGTCGTCGGGGCGTGGGGATCCTCGTATCGCCCTCGGGTCAGGTGGCGCACGCCGTTGGCGGCCACGCTGTCCACGATGTTTGCGATCTCGTGCTGCACGCCCGCCCCCGCCGCCAGCAGCGGATCGATCTCCTCCGCCATCCGCTGGCTCCAGCGCGCGTGGCGCATCGCATCTGGCGGATTGTTGCGCGGCAGCACCCCGCCCTCCCAGGCGCGCGCCTGCTCCTCGTCGCCGATCCGCCGGCCGGCGGCGACCTTCGCCTGCGCGCTGACCGGGTAGCGGATCGACCCGATCGGCGCATCCACGCTCGGGACGGGAAGCATGCGCACCACGAGCGCGCGCGCCACTTCCCGCTTCGCCTGGTCGAAAGCATCCCGGATCCGGACCATCAACGGCCTCCCAGGATCTGGGCGTTGCGCCGCGCCATCCAGTCCTTGGTGGCGAGCTCGTCGCGCATGCCGCCCGAGCCGGCTGCAGCGCCGGTGACGGTGACCGCGGGCCGCATGCCCTGCACGCCGGCGGCCTGCGCCTGCTGTTCGGCTTGGTCGGCGCGCCAGGCCTTGTGCAGCAGCTTCCAGAGCCGCGCGTCGGCCATCTCGGCCAGTTCCTCGAGCGTCACGCCGAACGCCTGCGCGTACTCGACGAGCTTCGCCGCCGTCTCCGGCGACCAGCCGTCGATCTCCTGCTGCAGGGTGCGTCCCGTCTCGGCCATCCGCTCGGCGGCCTTGCGCGCAGTCTCCAGCTCGCGCTGCGAGGTCCGGTGCGCCAGCGCCTCGGCGTACCGGCCGCGAAGCGCCTCCATCTCCTGGTAAGAGGTCCAGAGCGTTTGGGCCCGCTCGGGATCCTCGTGCGCCAGCCCCTGCCAGTCGATCCCGGAGAACGCCTCGAGCTGGTCGTCGAGTGCGGCCAGATAGGCGTGATCGGTGAGCGCCCGGTCGGCGTCGCGCTTCCGCTCCGCAAGCGTCCTGCGCTCGGCCTCCAGGGCACGGCGCTGTTCGGCGAGGTCCTGGGTCTTGCGGGTGTAGTCGGCCTGCCGGAGGAACGCCCCCTTCAGCTCCGCCGGAATCTCGTAGATCTGGCCGTCCAGCTCGATCTCCAGGGTCTCGGGCGCGAGCTCGTCCTCCTCACCCTCCTCCGGCTCGCCGGCCTGCAGGGCGAGCTCTTCGGCGCGCGCGAGGTCGTCCTCGCCCGCCATGATGGCGTCGTCGTTGTCCATGGGTGTCCTGTCTCTGAAAGCCTCGCGCGGAGGCGGATGGTCGCCGCCTCAGCGGCCGTTGCGTTGCTCCGCGTTGCGCCGGTCGTTGATGCGCCGGGTCAGCTCCGTCTTGCGGCGGTTCTGGTCGCGCCAGTCCAGCACATCGGAGATGATCTCCTCGCCCGCGTCGTAGAGTTCGCCGCCGGCCCAGGCGCCGGCGGCTCCGCCGATCGGCGCGGTGACGATCGCGGCCGGCCCGCCCCCGGCGCCCGCGATCGAGCCTCCGATGAAACCGCCGATCGCCTGCGCCGCAGCACGGCCCTTGTTCTCCGCGGTCAACACTGAGGCCACATCCAGGACCCGCGCGGGCCCGAAATTGCGGGCCAGCTTGATGCCCTTCACGACCTTGGGCGCGTGCTTCTTCGCCCGATCCAGGCCGATCTCGAGGATGCGCTGCTGGGCTTCGAGAGCGCCGCTGGCGATGTACCGGCCGGGCGGCGTGCGCTCTTCGTTGCGGCGTTTCGGATCCATGTGCGAGTTTTCCTAGGCTGGGGGAATCAGGGGCGGCCGTCGTGTTGAGCGAGGAACGCAAGGCGCAGTGGTCGCGCCGGGAGGTCCGTCGACGCGGCGGTGACGTCACCGTCCTGGGGTTCGCTCTCTGGGGCGCGGGCCTGGTCACGCGGGATCAGGAACTGTTCGTGCTCGGCCCGCTCCTGGCCATCGGCGCTCAGATCGTCCTGGCCTGGCAGACCCTTGCCCGGGCCGACGCAAAGCGTTTCGTGGGCGGCGATTTCTGGGTCGCCGCCGCCTGGCTCGGGATGGGCGGACTTGTGTGGCTGCCGCTCTTCTACGCCTGGGAGCCGATGACCGCGTCGTGGGCCGGCTGGCCCTACTTCGCCGTGGTGCTTGCCGTCACCATCGCGACCCTTTGGCTGGCGGCGTATCGACAGACGCTTTCGGCCGTTTGGGAGACCCGCCTCCTGCGCGGCTCCACCGCCCTCTGGGCCGCGGTCGGCGTGATTGCGGCGCTTGGCGCCGTCGCCGGCGGGACAATCGGTCGTCTCGGGCTCGTCGTCGGCGGCGTCCTCCTCAGCCCGCTGAGCCTTTGGCTGGCTCGCCGCTTCTTCGTGCGCCATCGCGACGGCCGCCGGACGCGCTGACGCCTACCGCTGCATCGCCCGCAGCCGGTTGGTCTCGGCCTCGAAGGCCTCGATCTGCAGCTTGCGGGCCTCGTGCGCCCGGTCCTGCTTCAGCGCCTCGACCTCTGCCTTCGCCGCCTGCAGCGCCTGGGCGAGCTGGTTCAGCTGCACGCCCATCTGCGCCTTCACCGCCTCAACCTCCGGGGCCGGGCCCCTGGCCTGCGGCGGCAGGAGGGCGC